GCTGACTTCCATTGTGCTCCTAACAGTATTATCAAACTGAAAGGAGAAGACTTACCACAACCACGTAATGGTGCTCCTACAACTTCTGATGCATATGTTAGTCAATTGAGACAAGAAACAGGAACACTTGGTTTTGATGGTGTTGTTGCATTTGATGGCAGTGCATTAAATCGTTTAACACTACCAGTGTCATCAGATTTTGCATTTGGAACTGGTGATCTTACTGTTGAAATGTTTGTATATCATACAGACTTAACGGGTCAACAGACATATTTTGGTGATACTTATGCAGCAACAGCAGGATTATATCTTTACAAAACAAGCACTAATCAAATTTCTGCTTATGATACTCATCAGAGAGCAGTTAGTGAAGCAAATGTTATTAAAAAGGGTCAATGGCATCATTTAGCTTGGACAGTATCAAGTGGAGTTCTCAGACAATTTGTAGATGGTAATAAGATAACTGAGACCAGTTATAATGGTAATTATACAACAACTGAATATTTCCTTGGAGACACTGCTGGAACAAGTAGTGGAGAATTTGTTGGATTTATGTCCAATGTTCGTGTTATCAAGGGAACAGCACTTTATACAGCAAACTTTACACCACCAACAGAACCACTTACAAATGTAACCAACACAAAACTTCTGTGTTGCAACTCATCAACTTCTGCAACAGCGGCAACAGTCACACCCGGAACAATTACTAAGACTAGTGATGTCTTTGCAACCAGAAATGAACTGACTGGTTCTACTGTTCTTGCTGTTCCTGGTATCTCTACTGCGACTGGTAGTAATTTAATTACTAATGGAACTTTTGATAGTAATGTATCTGGTTGGACTGCTGTAGATGCAACAATTACTTGGAGTAATGGAAGAGCACAAACTAATAGAACTGGTGGATCTGGATATACTGGATATCAAGCAATTACAGTAGAGTCTGGAAAAAGATATACATTGAATGGTGTTATAGACTCTACTGGAACTGGACTTAGACAAGATCTTAGAATTCTTGATAATCTTGCTACATCTGGAGGAAGTATAGTATTAAACGTATCAGGAACTAATAATGAAGTAATTCAAAATTCAGGTTCATTTACTGCTAGTCAAACAACATATTATGTTTATTTGGTAAGTGATAGTACTGGAACGGGTTTCTTTGACAATGTTGTAGTCAAACAAGAAGACGCACCAAGAGATTACTCTGCAAACATCAAAGGCAGTGGAAGTAATAAAACACTTACAGCAAACGGAAGCGCTGGTGTTGGTTATGAAATTCCAGGATATTATGGAAGTGGAATGAGTTTCCCTAATGGTGGTAGTGGTGGTGGTGATGATTGTCTAAGAGTTACTGATAATGACTTTGCATTTGGAACTGAAGATTTCACTGTAGAAGTTTGGATAAATCCAGATTCAGTTTATAATTATAAAACTATATTTGCAACTAGACCAAATAATAGTAGTCATACAGATGGTTTTAATATGTGGATTGATGCTAACGGTAAAACTGGTGTATATTCCAACGCATTTCTAACACAAACTGCAAGCGGAACAATTACTCCTAACCAGTGGACTCATGTTGTTGCAGAAAGATATAATGGACAATTAACAACATATGTCAATGGTGTTGCTGCTGCTGTTCAGTCATCAAATACTCAGAATTATACAAGAACAGTAGCATCAATTGGATTATTGGCTGCTGCTAATCAAGAATCATTTACTGGTCAGATGCAAGACCTCCGTGTTTATAAAGGAGTAGCAAAATATAAGGGTGGTTTTGATGTTCCGAAACCTTATGCACCAGTGGGTTTTGAAGGTGAGAGTTGGAGACAGGTTTCTGATACTTGTAAGAATAACTTTGCTACTTGGAATCGTTTGATTGGTGCAGGGACAGCATCAGGTGATGCTCTTCCTGTTTTGAAAGATGGTAATTTATTTCTTGATAATGCTAACCAAACTCAAACTCAGTCAAGTATTGGAATGAGTTCTGGTAAATGGTATTGTGAGTATAGATTGGTAGGTGCTAGTCTAGCAGCAACTGCGTACATTGGTATTGTTGGTGATGAATTAGCAGTTAAAAATAATCAAAACACATATGCTAGTGTTGGATTTTCACATATAAGACCTGGAACAGGATCAAATAGTTACACAAAGAATTGGACTGCAACATCTTTAACAACTGAGAGTCCAGCACTTGGTTATGCCAGTGGTGATATTTTTGGATTTGCTCTTGATCTTGACAGTTCTCCTAAAAATATAAAGTATTATAGAAATGGTACATTAATACATACCGATTCTACAATAGGAGATAGTGGACATTACTATTTCTTGGCAATGAGAACAAATGATGGTGTTAGTGGAGCAAACTGGTCTGATATATATGCAAATTTCGGTCAAAACCCATCATTTTCTGGTGGAACAACAGCAGGAACAAATGCAGATGATAGTGGTAAGGGACTGTTCAAATATGCACCACCAAGTGGTTACTTAGCATTATGTGAGGACAACTTACCCACTCCTGCGATTGCTGATCCTGGTAAGCACTTTAAGACTGTGCTTTGGACTGGTGATGGTAATGCTGGTAGAAGTATTACTGGTGTTGGATTCCAACCAGATTTAGTTTGGGTAAAAAGGAGAAGTGGTGCTGCTGTTCGACATTATCTATTTGATTCAATTAGAGGACCTCTTGCCGCATTAGATTCCGCCGATACCATTGCTGAAGTATCATCATCTACATGGTTACAATCTTTTGATTCCAATGGATTTTCGTTAGGAACTTCTGGTGGTTTAAATGGGTCTGGAAATAATTATGTCGCCTGGTGTTGGAAGGCAGCTGGTGCCACAGTAACAAACCAAGATGGTTCAATAACCTCTCAAGTTTCTGTAAACCAGGATGCTGGATTTAGTATTGTTTCTTACACTGGTAATGGCACCAGTAATGCTACAGTTGGTCATGGACTTAACAAAGAAGTTAAATTTATGATTACAAAATCAAGAACTACAACAGATAATTGGGTGGTTCATACAGATGCTACAGGAACTCAAACATATTCATTCTTGAATACAACGGCTGCTCCTACTACTGACTCTGTAGCTGCGCCAACATCATCTGTATTTTATAGAGGAACTGCAAATACAATCAACGGAAGTAATTTGACATACGTTTCTTACTGCTGGGCAGAAATAGAAGGTTACAGTAAGTTTGGAAGTTATGTTGGAAATGTATCTACTGATGGACCTTTTGTATATTGTGGATTTAAACCTGCACTTGTTATAGTTAAAGCCCTGGACCGTTCTGATAGTTGGGGAATATTTGATAGTTCTAGGGATTCAGTTAATCCAGTTCAAAATTTATTAAGAGCGGAAAGTAGTAACGCTGAAGCAACTATGCAATCATTGGTGTCAAATCCATTTGCTGATTTTCTTTCCAATGGATTTAAAATAAGAAATACATCTACTATTGATAATTATGCTGGTGAAGATTATATCTTCATGGCATTTGCTGAATCACCATTCCAGACAGCGAATGCTAAATAATTAGAAAAAATATAATCTAATGATTATCACATCAAATTTAGTAGAACATAATTATACTATTCCGTATGTAAGAATTGTCGGTGATGTTGATGGTTTTGAAAATGTAGCCGAAAAAGTTACAATTTATATAAATTCTTCTACTTCTTTTGATCATACTTACGAAACGACCGTTTATGATAGTTTTTCATCTGTTGGAATTGCCACTACAGTAACAGAGACTAAAGTAGTAGAAGATTTTGCACAAGTTGATGTTGATTTAAATACTACAGGGATTTCTACATCATCATTTACTGCCTGGGATGATTTAGAAGAAGATCAAGTTGTTCAGTGGTGTCTCGATTCTGATACAGAAAGACTTGCAAATCTTGAAGATGAACAAGAAGCAAAAGTACTTGAAAAGAAAGATAAAATATTAAATCCAAAAAAATATTATAGAGATACTCCAGTTACTCCTTGGAAAATAAGAAAAGATCAAGCATCGACTGTTGGAATCGGTACTACAGTAACATAAAGCTAGATTTTAATCTTTAACCCCAACAAAGGTATTCTAATTAGATTTGAATAGTTTGTCAAGTGTTTGACAAATTGTAATTTTTAATCTATGATTTAAACTATCTGATTATCTTTTTATGGAATTTCTAGTATATTCAAAAACCAATTGCCCCTATTGCACAAAGGTCAAGAGTGTGTTAGAGTTGTCAGAGCAAAGACATGTCGTCTATGTTTTAGATAGAGATTTTACACGAGAAGAATTTTATGAAAAATTTGGCGTGGGATCTACTTTTCCGCAAATTGTATGTGATGATGAAAAAATAGGAGGTTGCGTTGACACAATCAAATTCCTCAGAGAACAACGAATCTTATAAACCTGTAATAAATAGAAATAATATTCATGTAAATCGTGGTGTTGAACTCTTTCTTAATGGAGGTAAAAAGAAGCAAAACCAATTTCATATCATTTTTGATAAGATGGTTTGCTTTCTAAACCGGGAAGTTACCATCTATTTTGAGTTTTCTTTTAACTCTAAAAAGAAAAAGGTAGTTCCCAGGAGGAAAAACAATGTTAGCAGTTAGTTTAGTTTTCGGTTCTTTTTTGACCATAATGTTTCTTATATTAGGAACGCTAGTCGGATGGACTGCTAGAGAATATATGATGAACTATCGGGAAGTACCAAGACCTCATCCCGAAATGTTTGATGAACAAGGGAATCTTATTCCAGATGAGGTCATAGCATTTAACTTTGAAAACTATTATGACGACAACGAAGAAAACGACGAGGAAAACTAAGACAGTCACTGTGGCGGCAAAATCGTCCACTAATTTGAATCTTCCGAAACAACCTTTTATGTTTGAAATTCTGGACTTAGTTTCCAGACAAAGATCTAAGGCAAAAAAGGTTGAAGTTCTCAAAAAATATGAAGAACTTTGCCTTAAAGGAATTCTTATTTGGAACTATGATGAATCTATTGTAACTCTTCTTCCTGAAGGTGAAGTTCCATATGCAGATCCAGAAGATCAAGTTACTTACAGTGGAACTCTTTCTACAAAAATTGAAGAATCAATTCGTAAAATATATGAAAACGGTTCTTTTTCATTAGGAGCCGGTGATTCGCAAGGTAGAACAACTATTCGTAGAGAATTTAAAAACTTTTATCAGTTCGTGAAGGGTGGAAATCCAGGATTAAATTCCATTCGTCGAGAAACAATGTTTATCAACATACTTCAAGGTCTTCATCCACTCGAAGCAGAAATTCTATGTTTGGTAAAGGATGGAAATCTGGAAGACAAATATAAAATTACAAAAGAAATCGTATCAGAAGCATATTCTGACATTCAATGGGGAGGACGATCATGACAGTTGCTGTCGAACAGAAACCTAAACCACAAAGAAAAGAGGAGGAAATGGAAGGTATAAATCCTTCAAAGTATGGTTGTGAAATTATTTTAGAAAAAACTACTTTGGAAATGGTAAAAGATAAATCTTTTCCAACAGATGCTAGAATCGTAAAGTATGTTGACAATGGTGTAGAATATATTGATCTCACCAGAGGTAAGAAAATGGTTCACATTTTTGATATGTATTATGATACTTATGGTAGAGGTGCTGTAAAATCTATCGACTTTGGATATGGTTCAGTCAATCCAAAGATGTGGGGTTATAAAGCACCCGAAAAGAAAAAGCGGAAGTGAATTCCCTGAAAGGGGAAAAAAAATTCCGGAAAATTTTTGGTCTGTAGGGTTTTTTCAAAAATGAGCAAAGGATTTGATATAGATTCTGTCGATATTGAAATGTCGAAAGATGATATGAAAAAATTAATTAAAAAATATAAGAAATTGAAGAAATATCAAAACTCTAGTTTTCATGCCATTCGTAAATTGAGTGGTGATGAAACTATTATTGATAAATTAACAAAAGAATCTGAAGATTTTAAAATGTAACACATGTTACAAAACTACTTGACTATATATCTTATGGGGGTTATAATAAACCCATCGTTCATCTCTTTTATGAGACGCAAGTAAGTCGCGGAACGGAGCGTTCATCCCATGTTTGA